TTCGCCATCTCTTGCGCGCCGGGCCAATCCATGTTCTTGACAAACAAGTCGCCGGCCACGGCCCACAATTGTGGGTTGCCTTGCAGCAACTGACCCATCGCGTCCAACGCCTCTTGACGCTTGGTCGCGTAGCCGGGGCCAGTGGTTGCCACTACGTCGTACTTGCCGATGGTAGGGTTGTAGATCGTGTCGATGACGATGTTTTCGGCATTGCGAACTTCACGCACTGGCATGGCTTGATCTGGGTCGATCTTTGCCATCTTTGCCTCGCCATCTTCACCAATTGTTCGGGCAATGCGCTGGGTGTCATAGATTTTAGGGATCAGATCGACCAACTGGCGTGCAATGTGACGAACGCCGCGTGTCAGGTTGTCGCCGTAATGATAGGTGCCGACATCACCCTCGCGCTGACGCGCAAGGATAGCTTTTCCAGACCGTTCGTTGCCGCCTTGGCCTAGCGATGCGTTGTATTGACCGGTTGTAGCCTTGATGTCTTCAGCAGCGCCCGCTTTGGCTTGCAGAAGGCCGCTGGAAGCCATTGGTGGCTGCGACCGTTGGGGTAGTGGCAGGGCAGCGCCTTGGCCGTCTGTAACGTCAGGGTTGACCTCCAGATACGGCCAATTGGTCGTGTTGGCGGTCTTCCACTTGTCTTCGTAACCTTCAAACTGACCGCCGTACCCGATAAAGGGCGCTTTAGGCGCCAAGGCCAACATCTCAGCTTCTTGCGACACCCAGTAGTTGTACATGCGCTGGGCGTCCTTGGCGTTACGCACAAGGCCCGACACATACAAACGGCCATCGACTTCAAACTCGTTGCCAACAATACGGATCACAGGAATCCACTTGCCCGCCCATTCGTTTTGCTCAAGGATTTCGTACCCGTTGATCTTGCAGTACCGCACGCGTGTGCGGTCGGCTTGGCGTGTGCGCTTTGGCTTGCCGTAGGTTTGGCGCAGCATCTTGTCTTCAGGTGTGCCCTCAAAAGCCGTGGCGTTGCCGGCGTACATGTTGAGCGTAGCTGTGTCGAAGTCAACGTAGTAGTAATCCGCAACGCGGATCGTGTCTTCATTGAGCCAGTTGGAAATTGACTGATCGCCTACACCCAGCGATTGCAGCGTTGAGATGGGCGCTGCGTCCGGGTACATACGCATGTAATCGGCTCTGGGCACATCTTCAGTAACGAAGCACCACTTGGCGTCGGCGCCAGTGGGGTCTTGGATTGTTGGATCCATGTAGACCGAAAACGAGTTGCGAATACGGCCAATCTTGATGTCTTGATCAAACGTGTCGTCGTCGCAGTACTCGGTCAGCAAGCGGATGTAGCCTTCGCCGTAGGCCACTTGGTTCTCGCAGGCTGTGTCGTATGCAACGTCAGCGTCCGAGATGTACTCAATGTGCCGGATCATGCCGTTAAAAATTTCGGCGACTTTAAGATCGGCTTTGTCGTCTACGGGAATGACTTTAGCGCCGGGGCGGTTCTGCCGCATGTCGTTGGTCACTTGACGAACGTGCTGCGGCAGCTTGTTGATTGTCAGGCACGGCCTAGCGTTGATCGTCTGGCCTTGCACCGCACCGCGAGTAGCCAGCACATCGGCAGGCCACTGCCAATGGTTGTCTGGTGAGCCGGCGTAAAACTTCAAGTCGTCATTTTCGTCTTCACGCGACTCAGAGTAGCAAGACATAGCCATATCCAACCGGGAACGCGCCGTCGCTAAGATGTCCGCGTTGCTCTGCGCTTTTTTTGTCCCGCCAACAGCAACTGCCGCTGCCGCTACGATTCCAGTTGGGTCTTGTGCCATGCTATTTTTTCTTTGGTGCTGCCGCGCGCTTGACGGCGTAAGCAATCGCCACGGCCTGCTTCACAGGCTTGCCAGCAGCCACTTCGGCCTTGACGTTCTTGCGAAAGGCTTCGGGTGTTTTAGATTTAACAAGCGGCATATTATTGACCGTGAATGACTGCAAAGTTGATCACGACAGCTTCGGATAAATTGCCGCCGCTGATATTTCGCAAAGTAATTGTGCAAGTGCCGGCGCTCATGCTGCTGATCCAGCAGTTGTACGCGCCCGATGTAGCACCAGAACCTACATTCAAAATAATCACGTCTTTAGCGCTGATCAAGCTGTTAGTCAACGTAAAAGTTACGTTAGTCAACGTATTGAGCGTTGCACTGTCCGTTGTGATTTGGCCCATGCTTGCATTGACCGTTACGCCGGTTGATTTGCTTGTGCCTTGCGTTACCGCACCTTGCGCGCCGGAGGCGTAGCCAAGTTCTTCACTGGCGTAGCAAGTGGTGAACTCTGGGTCTAGGAATGCAACACCAGTTGCTTTGGTGTTAGACATTTATTTCTTCTTCGCCGTTTTAGCTGACTCTCTAAAGTCTTTGGCTGTTGGCGCTGCTTTGCTGCCAACCTTGTTCATTTTCTCGCCAGAACCCGCTTTGATGCGCGCTTGTTTGGCGTTAATGTTTGCGTAGAGTCCGGGTTTGGTAGCCATGATCAGCACTTCCATCGTTTAAGGGCGGCTTTAGCGCGTTCGCCATCTTTGGCGTTGGCTGCTACGGCGCCCATTCTTGCACAAAATGAATCCTTGCGGCCTTGGTCGGCCTTAGTCTTAGGGTTGGGCGCTGGCGCCTTGAGATTGCTGCCAGTAGCTGCGTTGTATTTCTCGCGGCCTTTGGCAGTTAACCCCGCGCCCTTAGACACCGGTAGTTTTTCACCACGTCCGACAGACAAGGAAACGTTTTTTTTCATGAACCCATCCAAGAAGTTGCAATTTCAGCCGAACCAGTGTACACCCGCCGCGTTGCCCGGTCATTGTACTCTCTGTGCGCCACGGGAAACGCAAACGTCACGCAAATAGCGTCCGCAGCGTCCGGCGAGGCCAACCCGCGCGCTTTCATATCCTTTTTGGACTCCAAAAAGATTGTTCCACGTGAATCAGGCTTCATCATAGGCGAAATTAAGTCCGTTTTCAAGAACCTATCGTTTGGAATACTGGCCGTCTTCAGCCATTCCCGCATATCGCCCCACATCTGCGCCCGCATATTGCCGTACATGATCGGGTTTTTGGACTTGTTGCCAAAGTTGACGCCCTTGACCTTGTACCGCTGCTCTTTGAGCCTGTCCACAATCCCCGCGCCCAGCCCGCCTTCGTCAATAACCACCAGCGTGGGCTTAAATTCCTCAATCGCCTCGATCACATACCCCACCACGGTCATAGTGTCGTCGCCTCGGTGCCGGATTATCTTGACAATATCCCGCCCCTGCCTGACAGCTATCACGGTTGCGTCGGCGCCGAACCGTGCCGGGTCTACGCCGATGACAATCGGCGCGGATTGGTCTTTGTACTTCTCCCGCTGCATGGCGTCGTCAACCAGCACAGCCCCAATGAACTGATCGTCGCCCGCGTCAGGGAACTGGCCGTACACCTCGACGTGCGCTTGGCTGGAATCCGGCCCATATTCGTCAATGATCTGCTGGTAGACCTGTTTGTCCGTCCCCTCGACCGTGCGGGCGTCCACCACCTTGGTGTCCCAGAAGTCGCGCTTGGAGTGGAATGTCTCGTAGAAATAACCGGTGTTACGGCGTGGGTTGGAGAACGCCAGCCAAAACCGGTTGGGCGTGTTCTCGGTAAAGAAGCCCGCCGTCACCGCCCAGATGGTGTCGTCAATACCAGACGCCTCGTCGAATATGACCAGCACGCCGTCGTAGTTGTGTACACCCGCAAACGCGTCGGGGTTCTCCGCTGACCACAATCGCCCCTCGACGCCCCAGTACCGGGTGCCTTTACGCAAGTCGCGCTCGACTAGCTCGGTCAACCACTTGGCCGGTATCAGCCGCGTGGCCGAGACTTCAAACCAATGGCTGTTCAGCCCCATCGCCAGCCACTTGGTTATCTCGGCCCATGTGACTGAGCGCAGTTGTGACTCAGAGTTGGCCGACACGATGGTCGTCGAGCCGATCCGCGTGGACAGCATCCAGATCACCAGCCAACTGACCAACGCCGACTTGCCAATACCCCGGCCGGATGACACTGCTTGGCGCAGCGTATTGAAGTCAACCTTGCCGTTGTTCTGCTGGATGTGCACCGTTATGTTTTGCAGCACCTCGCGCTGCCATTTACGCGGGCCGCTGAAGTGTTCCAGCGGCGTGCCCTTGACGCCCCACGGAAACGTCAGCATCACAAACGCAAATGGGTTGTCCTTGATGGCCGGACTCCACAGCCGGGCCATCAAGGCTTGTTCGTCTTCAGCGCTGTACTTCGTAGACTGCATCTAGGCGCGACGCAAGTCGCTCACTTGGGTTGTTTTCAATGACGTCCACGACGCGGCGCTCGGCCTCGGCCAGCGCGGCGGTGATGCTGATGCGCTGATCGACGTCGATGGTGATGGCCTGTTTAGCCACCCAGCCGTGGACGTGTTGCAGGATTGCCAAGCTGGCCTTGGCGTCGCCCTCGGTGGCAGCTTTGTGCAGTTGCTTAGACGCCTCAATCTCGCCATCG